TTTCTACCTCTTGGACATGGGGATGATAGAGATCCGCGTGAGTCACAAAACAAAGACTTGGGTGAGAATGACTCCGACGGAAGCGCCTTGTAAAGAGGCGCGGCCTAGAGTAGATTTCCTCGCCACAAAATTGAAGTTCGACTAAAGGGGCTTTCGTGGCGATTGTGAAGGAATGGAAGTGCGCGAAGCACGGAACTTTTGAAGGAAGTCACCCAATCTGCCCCGCCCTCGGCTGTCGCTCGCAGAAAGTCGAGCGCGTGTTCCTGACAGCCCCTGGGATCAAGTCAGAATTCCATAGCCGCCATGAGCAGGGCATCAAGAAGCTCGCCGCCGCATACGGTCAGTCCGACTTCAGGAGCGCGAAGGCCGGGGAAACTTCGGTCAAGAGCGCAGTCGGGCAGAAGCTGCTCTGGGGCTCTGACGTGAAGAAGGAATTGGGCATGGACATGGGCCAACTGACCGCCCAAGCCTCGCAGCCATTCGTCGTGCAGAGAAAAGATGGAAGCTCGGAAACCGTTCCCCACGGTATGCGCCTAGCCGCGACGGAACTTGGCATTACGCAGAGAGTCCTCCCCCCAGCAGGAGAACTGACCGTCTCTCGCCATGAGCCCAAGATGAAGAAGGCGGTGGCGTGAAAATCCCTGACGACGCTGGCAAGCGCCAGATCCTCTACGAGAGTCTGGTTAAAGATTGCCTAGCGTCGCGGAAGGACAGGTTCGATTTCTACAAGATGCTGCGGAATTACTACTTGTTCGGCACCGCGAACAACGAAGGAGCGCCGTACAACAAGATCGCCTCTACTGTGGACACGCTCTCGGCCTTCGTCTATTCACCGGCATCGACCAAGTTCTCAATTCATCTTGGGGTGACGGCACCGGAGGGAGAAATCCACAAGGTTCCGCCGATGGCTGCGGAAGTCTCAGATCAGTGGAAGCAGACCAAGACGCACCTTGCGTTCGGCCTTGGCGTCAAGTGGTCGCTCGTCTTTGGCTCGATGATCTTCAAGGAAATCTGGTCAGACTCAAAAGCCTCTCGCAGTTATTTAGTCGAGCCGCACCAGTTCGGTGTGCTGCGCGAGGACTTGATCGACATTGAAGATCAGGAGGCAGTGGTGCATTGCTACACCACAACCAGGACGCAGCTTGAATCAGACCTCGAAGGAAATCCGAGGCAGAAGGAAATCATCGAGGCTGTATCGACTGGTGGCGGTGAAGCGAGCGCCACACAGTTCGGTGAAGGCGTGTCGAGGCTACTTCTAAGCGCCGGGGTGTCAACCACCACTTCAAGCGGGGTAGGTGGGGCTCCAGAGGGGGGTATTACTGGCGGAGTTGGCTCCTACGATTACGCGCCAAAGGTCGAAGCTGAACTCGTGGATATGTTCGAGCTTTACGTCTGGAACGACGCGGAGAACGACTACCAGATGGTCACCGTGGCGTCGCCAAATGTCATCGTCTACGACCGCAAGAACGTGGGGATCAAGGGCTGCTTGCCGTTCGTTCGACTCGCGCCAGAGCACAACTGCTACGACTATTTCTGGGGCGAGTCGTTCGTGGCTCGTCTCACAAACCTCCAAGACTGGCTGACGCTACGCCTACAGCAAGTCCAAGCCCTCATGGAGAAGCAGGTAGACCCTTCCTACGCCTTCCCCGGCTGGACCGGGCTTGGTGAGGAGAAGCAGCTCGCGTACCGCAAAGCTGGCGGTTACATTGCAAACCCTCCTGGAGCCCAGAAGCCGGAGAAGATGAGCACGGACTTCCCCAATGAGATTTTCAGGGAGATCCACGAAATCCATGCGATGTTCGATGACCAAGCCGGGATTCACAATGTCCTGCAAGGCAAGGGCGAGCCTGGAGTGAGATCCAAGGGACAGGCAGACCTCATGGCGAGGCTTTCTTCTGCTCGCCCAAAGGCCCGAGCTGTCGTCATCGAGGAAGCCGCCGAGGATCTAGCCACGCTGAAATTGAGAAACATCCAGGACAACTCCAAGCAACGATTCACCGCCAAGGGTCTGAAGGACACCGAGGGCAATACGACCACGACTTTCATCCCGGAGCAGTTCACCAAGGACTTCGAGGTCAAGGTGGACGCCCACTCTACGAGCCCGATCTTCATGGAAGATCACAAGAACGACGCGGCGACATTCCTAGAGGCGAAGGCGATCACTCGCGCCAGGTTCCTGAAGATGTACGGCGCACCGGAAGAGCAGATTTTGCTTGAGGAACTGAAGGGCATCGAGGCGAAGGAAGCCGAAGCCGCGAAGGTACAGATGGCGATGGAGCAGAAGCAAGGCGCAAAGTAGTCCTGCAGCGCCCGCTTGACTTTTCAAAATACCCTACTGTAGAACCCGTTCCCTAGTGGTTGTTCCCTCTTGAACAACTAGGGGTGTGGCTGCTTTCCCCGTCGCAAGGTGGCCCTCTTAAAAAGGAGTAGGTCATGGCCCGTCGCATGCGGCGTCACAAGCGGAAGTAACGCTTGAAGTAGTTCCCCCAACGGGAGGCGTGACCTCCTCCCGAACCTCATCAACCGAGGGAGTAAGCGAAGTGGGAATGCCGGGAAAAGTAAGAGGCGCGAGGAAACCGCGCAGAGCGAAGAGGTACTGATGTCCGTTCCGCCCGAGGTCATGGCGAAACTGGCTGGCGGTGGTCAGCCGAAACCTGCTGCCGCTCCGGGTGCAGTTCCCGCTGGCCCGAAGCCTGCCGGTTCTCCGATGGCGAAGCCGCAGGAGAAGGAAGGACTCAAGGAAGCTGCAAGGGTCAACATCCACATCGCCATGAACATGCTGGAGCAGTCTCTTCCGGTGTTCGGAACGGAATCAAAGGAAGGGAAGTCGATCCTCAAGATCCTTACCTCCCTCTCGAAAGAGTTCGGTCACCAGGATGCTTCTGACCTCGTGCCCGCTGAAATTCTCCAGATGAACAAAGCCCTGCCACAAGCTGGTGGCGGGACCGAAGTGCAGAGGATGTTGCAGCAGATGCAAAAGCAAGGCGGCGGAGCAGCGCCGCAACCGCAACCCCAACAAGGAGCAATGCGATGAGCAAAGGCGTTGGCAATTCCCCCGGTACACCCCCTTCCTCGGCCAATCTGAGGAAGCCCACGGACGCCACCCAGATCAACGGCCTCGTCTACAACCCCCCGCGCTTCGCTGAGTTGGGTGGTCTGGACAGCCCCAGCAAGACGGCGACAACCGTGAACAACTCCAAGTTCGACGTTGGCAATCCGCTGACGATCTCGAAGCCCAACGGCGGGCGCAGGTAACGAGAAGGAGTGACCAATGGCCTCGACCTCACTTGAGCACATGACCACCGAGCAGTTGCAGGAGTCAACGCGGCTCCTGCATACGCTCTTGAACTCTCCCGACACCCGCGAGGACACGCTGCGGCTCATCAAGAAGAAGAACGGCGTTCCGATCCCGGAGATCGACTCCAAGGACGCAGCTCTCGCCGCCGTCGCAGCAGAGCGCGAGGAGAGAAAGAAACTGGAAAACAGGCTGCATGAGCGCGACATCCTCGACCGCATCGAGAAAGAGCGCGTCAAGGCGAAGCAGGATCACAACTTGAGCGACGCAGACGTTCTCGAAGTCGAGAAACTGATGGTTGACAAGGACGCGCCGATTCCGAGCTACGCTGCAGCGGCGAAGGTCTACAAGGCATCGAAGCAGGTTGCCGCTCCGACCACGCACATGCTCAAGCCGAACACCTACGACATGCCGGAGAAGGCTACATGGGCTCCTGGCATCGGGAACAGGATGCAACTGAACAAGATCGCCTTGGAAGAAGCGTACAAGGCGTCTGCAGAATTCCGCGCTAAAGGCGGAGCAGTAACCCCGTGACCGGGCATTTTCAACTAACGCACTAAGGAAAAGACCATGCCGCAGCTCGGGACCGGAATTGTGCCAAGCGCGTCCCCGTTAGGGACGGAACTCCAGTACGTCACGCGCCGCGCCTTCGTCAAGAAGCTCGTTGTACAGATTTACAACACGAGCCCTCTGACGGCGGCACTGATCGCCAATGCCCAGCGTGACCATCCCGACACAGGGTACGCAGTTCGTGAACATGCAGTGGGTGGGCTACGACGGCTCGTTCAACCAGCCAGTCGTGCAACCAGGCGTCACGAACGCCGAGTTCAACCTGAAGGGCGCGGTCATCCCGATCCCGTATCTGGGGTTTGAGGGCTTGCTGCAGGACTCGCATGACGTGATTCCTCTCATGGCGGCTCGCATGAACGACGCCGGGAACGTCTACTGCGACGGGCTCGCTACGGCGCTGGCAGGCAATATCAACAACAACCAGCAAGTCATCGGCCTCCCCGGTGCGATTGACGACAGCACGAACCTGACCACCTACGGAGGCATCAACCGCTCCACGAATACCTGGTGGAAGTCCAAACGCTATGCGATGGGTTCGGTAAACCCGACGCGAGCGTTGGTGATGCAGAACATCACCGGCACTTTCAAGAACTCGGGCGAGATACCGACCTTCGGCCTGATGGGTCCGGCGACGTGGCAGACCCTTGCCAACGACTACCTGCCGAACGAGTCCTACGTCATCACCCCGGAGAAGGGCTTCGATCAGGAGCCGTGGGGAGCGAGGTCAGCCTTCCGCGCACTGATGGTCGCCGGAGTGCCGATCTACTGCGATCCGTACATCGTGGAAGGAACGGCGTACTACTTCAACGCTGGCTACGGTGCCTTCTACATCCATGAGCGAGCGGCCTTCGCCTTCACAGGCTTCGAGTCCACGCTCTCGAACAACCAGCTCGGCTACATCGGCGCGGTGGTGAGCCTGCTCGAATTCGTGCTGGCGAAGCCGAAGTCATGCACGGTCGCCACCGGCTACACCTTCGTCACGATCTGATCTAAAGGAACAACGCCATGCCAGTCAACAAAATCGGGGCCGGACAAAACCTTTACTCACCGATGACTGTCCCCCTCTCTGGGGGTCAGACCTACCTTCTGCCAGGGGGCCAAGGCGTTGTCGGGACTTTCGGTGGTCAGGCCGGGTCTACCCTTACGGGCTACACGCTCACCGGGCAGTACCTCGTCAACCTCGGGCCGTACTGCTCGCTGCAGATGTACGACTCGCAGCTCCAATACTGGCGCAACGTCCCGGCTGCGAACGGCACGCCGATCTTCATCTCGTGCGATGGCACGAACTACCGGGTGGCGAACACCACGGGATGTCCGGTGGGATCAATCATCACGAACGGCTTGGGCGGAATTGCGAACGGCTTCAACACCGTCACCCTCACCCCGACCGCTGGCGGCTCCACCTGGAACACCATCGTTGGCGGCGGTCTGCCCTCGGGGTTGATCTCGGTCACGGCGGCTGGAACGTACAGCATCGCCCCACAGGTCATCTTCACGCCATCGGCCAGCCAAGGCTCGACGCCATACATCATCCCGACCGGCGTCGCGGTGCTTTCAAGCAACACGATTACGAGCGTGACCGTTCTCTCGCGTGGCGCTGGCATGGTTTCACCGCCGTCGATCACGGTCATCCCCGCTCCGAACGTCACGATCTCTGGAGTTGGCGGTGCGTCCCTCACCCCGCCGCAGTCACTGACTACAGGCATTCTGCACGCGGCATGGCCGAACTTCTACGGTACGCCGTTGACGGTCGCTCCGACCTTCACCTTCACGCCTGCGTCGAGCATTTCCGCGACCGCGATCATGAACTTCACGGCCACGGGAATCTCCGTCGTGACTACGGGGGCTTCGCTCGGTGCTTCGACCACCTTCATGGTGATGGTGCCTTCGCTGCCTGCGGCAATCTTCGGTGCGGCCTACTCGCAGGGCGTGAACGCTTACTACGACACGAAATGCATCTTCCCGAGGCCAGCGACGATGTACGGCGCTGTGAGCGTTGGTGCTATCTCCCACACCCTGTTCCAGCA